CGTGAAATTGTACATCAAGAATATGATTTAAACCTACTGTTGCAATAAGGTTTTTCTTATTCTCTTCCCACTTCACATTACCATCTTTATCAAGGCAAGTAACTTTCCAATAGTTAGCCAGCCCTAAATCTACATTATCTAATGCCATTTGTTCTCTCCTTTAGAGTGTTATTATTATTCGTCTGGGTCACTTACCTTAGTCCAAGTAGTACCAGTGTCTTCTGCTTCGTCATTCCACAAGAAGTTGTTGATTGAAGTAATGCTGGATGTTGCTCCTAGTGTAGCAGTTTCTTCAAAGTTTATATTAAATTTCATATCCTGTTCATTAGCCATTGTTCCAGACACAGGAATTTGTATGTTAGCAGATGCAGCTACATTAGCTTGCATTGCAAGAACTGTATTAGCAATCTTCTCTATGTCCTCTGCATTAAGACTATTCAGCATAACCTGACTTATATTGGCAGTTACCGATAATGCAACAGGAGGAGAATATCCAAAACTTCCAGTTGCAGAAGACCAAGTAGCAGTCTCTAAATCCCAAGTAGTAGTTCCAGATAATGGTATATTTACAGTAGTTCCCATAGTTATGGAGTCTACATATAATTTATTACCAACACTTGTTAATCCTTCTGTAGAAGCAAGTGTTACTGACTCTACAAATACTTGCTGAGTAGCTGCTGTATTTCCTGCATTAAGTCCTAATACTATGCTACCTACTAACCGAAAACCACCAGAACTTGTCATTGTAGAGTTAGCAGCTAATGTTGCTGTGCTTGGATATACAGTCAATCCAGCATTGCTTTGTGTAGTATTGGCTGCTAATGTTGCAGTGTCTATATAGGTAGTATTAGCCCATACATTTCCTGTATTAGTCCAAGTAAAAGAATCTGCCGACCAAGTGCTTTGGGCCATTAGCCTTCAACTCCCGAGTATATGTTTCTTACTCTCATAGCTGAACCTGAATGTCTGTCTCTCTGGTCTGCCTTTTGTATCTTATCTATTGAATCTCTATAGGCTTGTAACCAAACTGGTATTCTTTCATCATTCTTAATAAAAGGCTCTGCTTCCATTAGAGCACCATATAGTAATACATCTGGTGCATTTACAGTGAGCCAGTTGCTAGTTACAGTACCAGCAGAACCATCGCCTAGAGGTGTAAACTTCTCATAAAAAGCCATCTCTAAGTCGTATCCTGAATCTGGTATAGGTGCTAGTTGTAATTCATCACCTATTAATGTGTAAGCTCTTGGCTTACCTGTTGTGCTACTACCATATAGTCTATCCAACATCTCTGGTGTTATGTATTCAAGTGGTGTAGTAGGGTTTGTATTGAGTTGTATGTTACGCATCTGAATGTAACCACCAGGAAGATTAAAGTATTGCTGTCCTGATGTAGTAGTCATTTTACTTCTGACTTCCATAGGTCGTATGCGTAGCTCTCTATTAATTCTTGTTTCAGCTAGAGCAATAAAGTCTGGTATTCTAACTGTCAAGTCTGACCTGTCTAACCAGTCTGCTACTGCATCTTTTAATTCTGTAAATGTACCTAGTGCCATTATATTTTTCCTTTAGTAGTTCTCCAAGGAGCGTTATCAGGATGATTCAACCATTCCTTCATTCTTTCTTGGTTTCCCCAAACACCTTCTCTCATCATCTTCTCTACTACAATAAGAGGTATCCTTGCTACTCGGTGTGAAAATTGTGAGTCACCTTTGTATCCATTTCTTCCAGCCCTGAACTTATCTTGTTGATTAAATTCAGATACTTTCTTGACTGCCTTGTCATCTTGCTGACTAGCAACTGTAAGGCTTCCGTCTAAATTCGTTATGATTTTTGTATCAATTGCCATATTGTTAAACCACCCCAGTTTCCCAGGGTGGTCATTAGGTTAGTTATTAACCAGTAGTGTACCTGATCTTTCCGTTGGCAGCTTCATTGCCACAACGTAGACCATACTCAACTAGAAGCATCTTCTTCTCAGAGTCACCTTCTTTAGCAATATCCACAGTTTGGAAATCACGAAGGTAATCAACTGACCACATATCGTGGTCTAGGAAGTAGATTACATCTTGGTCACAGTATCTGTCAAGAGTGATGTTGAATGTACCAAAGTCTGATACATATACATCAACTGCATTTTGGATAGTTGTGTTGTTGTCTGCAACTGAGCGAATAGCATCAGCACGACCAGACATAGCTGTTACTAACTTCTTATTAGTAGCACCAAGTAACATAGTTGAAGGCTCGCCTCCAGCATTCCAAGTAGACTCAGCTACTGCAATGATGTCAGCTTCAACAACTGCTGCGTGTGAATTAGAAGCACCTGCGTCAGTTACGTTAGTTGTAATGAAGTTAGCAGCACCACGAGTCTCACGAGCTGTTGATGCGTTGCCAGCGGCGGCGGCATTATCAGCTAGAAGTGAGCCTTCCATATCACGCTTAAGCTCTTTAGAAGCCTTTGCGAGTTGGTGAGCCATCTCAGATTTTTTACCAGCGTTGTTTACAGTCTCGTGAGTACCAGTAACCTCAACAACCTTTTTAGAGATTTGTGTTTGGTTAGTGACACGAGTTGTAGCAGTAGTTGCAGCCGTACCAGCAGCAGCTCCTTCAACGTGATAGTTATTAATTACAGCAGCAGCGAGTGCGTCTGTTTGCCACTCAAATAGAGTGTTAGATACTGAGCCCTTACCAGCAATACTGGATAGGAACGGAGTATCCGTTGGTGAAATATCATAGATTACATCAGACAAATCCTCACGGATTGCTGTTGCATCATATGTCTTAAATTGCGTAGGCATTATCCTATCTCCTTAAAGCATATCATAAAATAAAGAAGCGGCATCATCTTGTTTACCAGACTTCTTCAACCGAGCACGCTTTTTCTTGGCTACTTCAGTAGCTGCATCTTCTTTAGAGTTACCTCTTCCAGCCTTTTGTACTTTAGGAACTGTCTTGACCGCTTTTTTCTTAGGAGCTACTTTCTTAGTTAGCTTATCAAATTCCATAGCTTTCTTAATAATTAAGACACTACGATGGTCAGCTAACTGATTTATCTCTTCTGGTCTGAATCCTACTGAAGCAGCGTACTCTTGTACGTCTTTCTTAATAGTAGAATCCTTGTCGTTCCACTCAGGTAAAGCCTCAACTAGTCTACTATATTCTTGTTGAACAAAGTGTGACCTAGCTTTCTGTGCTTCTTCAGCTTGCTCTTGTTGTATAAGAACTTGCTGTTGAGCTGAATTTTGTACTTTCTCCTGTGCATCTCTGTACTCATCTTTCTTGAGCATATATTGATAAGGGTCCTCTGTCTTAAGGGTTTCCCAATCAACATTGTTAAACTCTTGAAGTTTACTATGTTGTTGCTCTTGCAACATCTGTAAGCCATTTGCGTACATTTGCCTCTCTTGCTCTAGCCTTTGGCGCTCGGACTGGATATTTTCCGTCTCCTTACGTTGCTCTGCTAGTGCTTGAGACTTACGAGTATAGTCAGCTTGCCTTTGGTATCCGTTCTTGAGTTCTTCAATACCAACCTCTAATTCTTCTCCGTCTACTTTAATAGTATACTTCAAATCCTCTTCGGCTACTACATCATACTCTTCTTCGGCTACCTCTTCCTCGGTTTCTTCTTCAACTTGTCCTTCTTCCTCTTCTTCAGATTCGGGTTCGGGGGTCTCTTCTTCTACCTCTTCAGCTTCCTGTGTTTCCTCTACCACTTCCTCGTCAACAGGGGTATCGGTTTCCTCGTTTGCGGTTTGCTCTTCTGAGTTCCACATACTTAGGATTTGGTTAGCAGCATCTTCTGCTGAACCTTGTTGTGCTCTTTCAAATCTACCTTCCTGGGTGTTCTCTACAGAATCCATCGGTTATCTCCTCTAGTCAGTTAAAAAATTCTCTTGCTCCCTTTCAGCAAGTTTGCCTGTTTCAAGCACTGATTGTATATGTTGATTTACTAATTCAAGTGCTTTGATTGTTACATACAATCTATCTCTTTCCACTTCCTCGGCAACTCTGGTATCTAAGAGATGCTGTATTAATGCTTCTCTTACTGTGGCTAAAGCCTCTACATATAGAGGATGTTCTAAAATCTGTTTAGCTTGGTCAGCCCTAGCTAATTCTTCTCCCTTTCCCATAATATGTCCCTATCTTTACAGCTCGTTCCTGTTCTCTTTCCAGGATGAGCTCTTGTTGTTTAAGTGCGAGTTCCGCTTTCTTAATCTCTAGCTCCTGTGCTTTAATCTGCATATCTACATTAGATTCTTGCTTCTTAAGTTCCAGGTCCTGTTGTGCTATTTGTGCATCAATCTGCATCTCTTGTTGCTTAAGCTCAGATTCTTGTTGCATTTTCTGTACTTTAACTTGAAGTTCTTGTTGCTTAAGCTGTGCTTCTTGCATAGCAGCTTGTTCTTCTGGGCTAGGGCCTTGTTTCTGAGGAACATCCTGATCACCAGGATTTGTAATAAAGTCATCTACATTCTTCATACCCATTGCTTTTATCTGCTCTGCTACTAAGTTATATACATTCTTAGGCTTGAGCAACATACCAGCTGCTGGATGCTGTGCAATCATTTGTATTGTCTGGGATAATCTTCCTAGGTGCATAAGGTTCATATCCTTATTACCAAATCCTAAACCAACTTGTGCAGTACAATCTAAGTTATCTTTCCAATCTTGTGGGTAAAGACTAACCCATTCATTGTTCAATCTCACAAGTTTCTCAGGTTTCTCAAACTTTTGGACCAATTGATATACACATTTTGCCAGGTCCTTCATTCCTGTTTCAGCAAATACTCTTGCTATTAATTCTATTTTCTGCTGTGCGGCAGTCATAACTTGACCGACACCTGTAGCAGTTTGGTGGGATTTAAGTCCACCTTCAGATAGACCCATTGAGTTCTTACTAACACCAGTTCGTTCTTCTCTAATACTATCTAAATACCCTAGCATATTAAAAGAGTTCTGGTCTAGTTGTGGTGTTCCCAGTGGGTTGACAGCACCTGGTGTTCGTAC